ATGCGCGGCGTGGTTGCTAAGTCTGCGCTGAACACGAAGAACATTATGCGTAAGGACGCCCAGGCGTCGCGGCATTTCAAGCAGCTTGCCCGGACGATCAGTTATGACATCAAGGTTCACGGGTTCGGCGGCGATGGCGTGATTGAGGCTGAGGTTGGCCCGTCCGGTGCAGGTTCGGCGTCGTTGGCTGGTATCGCTTATTTCGGTTCGTCTCGTCCTGGTGGTGGGACGGTTCGTAATCCGGAGGACGCGATGTTGGAGGAAGCGCCGAACTTTTATGAGTGGGCGTTTCGTGCGACGGAGGGTCTGTTGTGATCCGGGAACACTATGACGCTGTGAAGGCTTTGATGCCTGCGGGTCTTACGGTGTACCGCGGGAACGTGCCAGCTTCACCGACTTACCCGTATGTGGTGTTGTGGGGTGATCTTGGGGATGAGTCTTCTGGTGGGCCTGATGGGGATTCGTTGCAGGATGTTCCTGATGTGTTGTCGTTGCGGTCACGGGTGACGTATGTGGGGTTGTCGTTTGATTCGGTGTTGGTTGTGGCCCGGAATGTGCGTTCCGCTTTGAATCGGAAGATACCCGCTGTTGCTGGTTGGTCACCGTCGAGGTTGCGCCAGTCGAGCCTGATGGATATTCAGGCTGACACGGATGTAACTATTCCCGATTTTGGTCACCCGTTGTTCGCTGTTGACGAGTTCTCGCTGGTATCCGAACGGGTCTAACCCCTCGTCTTTTCTTTGTTTCTGTTGGCGTCCCGTGGTGGGCGTCTTTTTTCTTATGCCTTGGAGGCATCCATGTCATTTGTTGACGCTCGTAATTCCCGTGGGGAGGTCCAGACGGTGCCTGAGCACTACTTGGCCGATTTCCCTGACCAATTCAAACCTGTCGAGCCTGAACCTACTACCGCGCCGTCCAAGGCCGAGAAAACAAAGGAGTCCTAAATGGGTGCTCGTGTGCTTGCTGACGGCAAGACGAAATTTTCTGTTCTGACTACGAAGCCCGCTAACCCTGCCGCGCCTACTGCGGCTGAGTTGAACGCCGGCATTGACCTTTCCCAGCATGTTCTCACTTCGGATTTCAACTTTTCCGCAGTGGATTCGGACAAGGTTGCTGAGAAGGCTCTTGGGTCGTCCGGTAACGCCAACGCTATCGGTGCGTCCAATTTCCAGGTCGGGTTTACTCTGTGGCGGAAGTTCCTGACCGCTGGCGGGTTCGACGCCGCTGATGAGGCTGGTTGGGCTGCGTTGAAGGTGAAGGGCACGACCGTTTGGGCTTATGCGCGTCAGACGGACAAGGACGCTTCGGCGGCGTGGGCTGCGTCGGATGAGATTTACCTCGGCGCGGAGTTCACGACGGACACCCCGCAGCGCACGGACGGTACCGGGTTCATCAAGTACCGGGTTCCTGGTGAAGTTCAGAACGGTTACCCGTTCATCGCGGCGGCTTAGGCAGGGGCGACTAGATGGCTATCGCGGTTTCTAATGTCCCTGTCCTTGCGGGTACTGCTCCTACGTTTGCTGCTCCTTCGGCGTCGGACACGGTTCAGGTTGGCACGATCCTGGTTGTGAAGAACGGTTCTGGTGCGGGTATCACGGTCACGATGACCACGCCGGGGACGCTGGGTACGGGTGACGCTTACCCGGATAAGGCGTACACGGTTGGTGCTGGTGCTGAGGCGTGGATCCCGGTTTTGCCGGATTACCGTAACAGTGCGGGTGTGGCGGCTGTCACGTTTTCTTCTGTGACTTCGGTGACTGCTGCGGCTATCAACCGGGTCTGACCTTTGACTGGTGGCGGCGCGTGTTAGGCTCCGCGCCGCCACCCCTCAAACCCCCGTGAGCCTAACCCTATTCTTTGGAGCCTAAACCAATGACTGATTCCCCGCAGGATTTTGATTTTGATGCGTGGCTGGATGGTGCTGAACGCCCCGAACGGGCCGTGACCGTCTACCAGAAAGCCAACCTGATCGCTGATCTTGATGTGTTGGCGGAGCGGATCAACAACGCTGAGCAGGATGATGAGGTTGACGGGCCGTCGATGGGCGGCGGCGTGGGTAAGTTGCGTGGCGAGTACGCCGCGTTAGCTCAGCAGTTCCACGACTCTGCCCTGACCATTCGCGTGCAGGGCCGCGGTGACGACGAAAAACGGGAGCTCGCTCAGGCCAACAAGTCAGTAAGCGGCACTGATCTGGCTTACGTGATTCTTGCCGATGCTGTCACATCCCCGAGGGCGACCCCGGAGCAGTTGCGCCGGCTTGAGAAGAATATCGGCGCGGCTCAGTTCGGGCTGATCCTCGCCGCGTTCAAGAACGCATCCGAGAGCATCCCATCAGTGAGCGCCGATTTTTTGCCGAAGCCCTCTACACGGGGCGATGGTGGCGAGTCCTAGCAGCCCTCAAAACGTCTGAGCGTTTCCAGCGCCCGCCTTCCGCTTACCTTGGGCCGTTGCCTGAGTATAAGGACAGGTTGTTGGAGTTCGCGTACACGCTCTATGTTGAGGGGTTGTGTGAGTGTGGGCGGCCCAAGTTTGAGTGCCGCAACGAAGCTAACCGCGGGCTGTACGAGGTCGCCTCGGTGACATGCCAGGCTGCTGCCGCGGTGGAGGAACATACCGGGCAGAAGGGTTTCAAACCGGATCCGGGGCAGCGTTTCTATGCCCGGGAAATCGACGAGGAACTAATCACGCGCAGGACGTTCGCGTTGCCGCCACCAAAGGACACCGCCGATAAGGATCAAAGCGACACCAATAATGGCGGTGAATTGTAAGGGCCTCGCTTGGAAGGGCCCGGTGTTGAGCGCGAACAACAGCGCGGACAACGCCCACAAAGCCAAGCCGGACCAGATAAGCACTTTGTGTTTTGCGTATTTCTTGCGTGTTCCCCCAGTTTGTGTCATTGGCTAATGGTGCCATGCTCCGACTCCTTATGAAACCCTTGGAGGTCTCATGGCTGAACGCCGAGTGAAAGTTGTATTCAGCGCCGAGATTCAGAATTACAAGGCTTCCATGGAGGCTGCGGCGCAGGCCACGGAGAAGACCAAGAAAGCCGCGGAGGACTCAGGCAAAGCATCCGAGAAGGCTTCTAAGACCTCGGCAGACGCGGCGAAAGAGGCTGCGGCTGCGCAGGAGAAGCACCGGGCCGCGGTTGAGGAAGTCGGGCGGGTTTCCACTGTTGCCGGCGCGGCGATCCTGGCGGGCGTTGGGTTGGCGGTCAAGGCTTACGCTGACTTCGACAAGCAAATGTCATCGGTTGATGCGGCCACGCACGAGACTACCGAGAACATGGACCTGCTGCGTCAGGCCGCAATCGACGCGGGTTCTGATACTGCTTTTTCCGCTTCTGAGGCTGCGCAGGGCATTGAGGAACTGGCTAAGGCTGGTGTCTCAACGAAGGATGTTCTTGGCGGCGGGCTGAAGGGGTCCCTCGACCTGGCCGCGGCTGGTTCGTTGGAGGTTGGCGAGGCTGCTGAGATTGCGGCCTCTGCCCTGACGCAGTTCAAGCTCAAGGGCGATAAGATCCCTCACCTGGCGGATCTGCTCGCTGCTGGTGCGGGTAAGGCGCAGGGTTCCGTGAGGGATCTTGGGGCTGCGTTGAATCAGTCGGGCCTTGTAGCTGCGTCTACGGGGTTGACGATTGAGGAGACGACGGGCGCGTTGGCGGCGTTCGCTTCTGCTGGTTTGACCGGTTCTGACGCGGGTACGTCTTTCAAGACGATGCTGATGTCTCTGACTCCGAGTTCCAAAGAAGCGGCGACGCTGATGGACGAACTGGGCATCAGTGCTTATGACGCCCAAGGCAATTTCATTGGTATGTCCGAGTTCGCGGGTGTCCTGCAAACCGCGTTGAAGGACATGTCTGATGAGCAGCGCAACGCTACGCTCAAGACAATTTTTGGGTCTGATGCTGTTCGTGCCGCGAACGTCCTCTATGAGCAGGGCGCGGAGGGTATTGGCAAGTGGGAAGCCGCGGTAAACGACGCCGGCTACGCTGCCGATACCGCCGCACGCATGCAGGACAACCTTGCGGGCGACCTTGAGAAGCTGGGCGGCGCGTTTGATACTGTCCTGCTCCAGTCAGGATCCGGGGCTAATGAGGTTCTGCGCGGCACGGTGCAGGGCCTTGAGGGGCTGGTTGACACTCTCGGCAAGATCCCGGCTCCTGTGCTGTCTGCAGTCACTGGCCTTGCTGCTGTTACTGGTGGTGCAGCCCTGCTTGGCGGCGGACTTATCACGGTAATCCCCAAGATCCGTGACACGAAGGAAGCGCTTGAGGTTCTGGCCCCGGCTGGGTCCAAAGCTAACACTGCCCTGTCTCGGACGGGGAGGGTCGCCTCCAGTGCTGCGACGGGGCTGGCCGCGGTGGCGGCGGCATCCGCCCTCGCCTCGCCTGCCCTTGATAACGTCTTGAAGCCAACAGGTGAAACCGGGGACGCGCTTGAAAAGTTCGCCGGACAGGCAGCACAGGGATCGGTTAGCGCCGATGTTCTGAACAAGTCCTTCCAGGATCTTGTTGAGCACAAAGAAGGCGTGGGCGACTTCCAGAGAGCTATCGAGGGCATCGCCGATCCGGGCATATGGGGCGGTATAGATAACGTCCTAGTGAACATCGGAAATATCGGGACGCTTGGCATGGCTAACCTGAAATCGACGTCCGAGACGGCGCGTGATCGGTTCAAGGAACTCGGAGCTACGCTGGCGTCTTTGGACACTAGCAAAGCGGCGGCAGCCTTTCAGTCAATGGCTAAGCAGACCGATGGTAGTGAGACATCACTGAAACGCCTCCTGGATTACATGCCGGCGTACCGGAAAAGTCTTGAGGAAGTGGCTAAGGCTTCCGGGCATGCCACTGACGACCAGACACTCCTGAACATCGCGCTAGGCAAGATACCCACGGACACTTCCCCGATTGACGGGCAGGCTACCGCGATTGAGAAAGCCGGTGAAGCCGCGGCTGAATCCAAGGCCAAGGCGGAGGATATAGCTAAGGCGCTTGAAGATATTGGTCTGGCCGCTGATGGGTCTGTCGTAAATCTGGACAAATTCACGGACGCGCTGGTAAACGCCGGTCTATTGCAGTTGAGCGCCCGTGATGCGGCTCGTGGGTTTGAGGAAGCTATCGACGCCATGTCTGAGTCGCTGGCTAATAATGGCCGGACGTTGGACACCAACACAGCGCAGGGCCGTGCTAATGAGGCGGCGCTTGACGGTATCGCCGGGGCTGGGTATCGCTCCGCTCAGGCGATGGCAGCTAACGGGGCCAGTCAAGATGCGTTGGCGGGCAATTTGGACACCACGTTTAACAAACTGGTGGGCGCGGCCCGTCAGTTCACGAACACTGACGCGGAAGCTCAGGCGCTGGCACGGGACATCATGAAGATCCCACCGGGCGTGGACATCAAGACGTGGATGGCCGACGAAGCCAAGCGCATGGCTGAGGCTACCAAGGGTGCTGTTGATGCTATCCCTGCACGGAAAGATATTTCCGTTGTCACCACGTACACGGAGGTTGATCTGCGGCGTGACGAGGCGCGGGAGGCTGGTCCGCGTCAGGGACGCGCCACTGGTGGGCGGGTTCCTGGGTTCGCTGAGGGTGGACGTGTTCCGGGTACTGGCCCGGGAACTGAGATGACCGATGGGTTCCTCGGTATCGACTCTCTTGGGATTCCCCGAGTGAGGGTGGATGCGCGTGAGTGGATCATCAACCCTGACTCGTCGGACAGGTACAACCGTGAGTTGGCGGCGATCAACGCAGGCACGTTCCCGAAGCTCCCTGGCTACGCGGAGGGCGGTAGGGCGGGGCGTGAGTGGTCAGCTCAGCAACTCGGGTACATGCCGGGGCGGGCTGGGGGCGTGGCTTCCGAAACCATCGTCAACGCACCCATCACCCTCAATCAAGTGAACGACCCCGTTACCGCAGCACACGAAGTATCTCGCCGGCTGAACAGGCTGGGGACATAGGAGGGAGTCTGGGATGCCTTACCCAAGTCCAGTAACGTATCCCAGCCCTTCCCTCTACCCTGGCTTCACGAACACTGAGGGCCGCAAGGTCGCTCTCGGTGATCTTGTCCTTGGTGAGACGGACCCATACGGTGTGCGCTGGTCGTTGACTAAGTTCGACGGGTGGCGCGGCACACCAGGGACAACGCTGGAATTGAAGCAGCGGGCCCGTGCCGATGGTGCCACGACTACTGAACCGTTTGTGCCGGCGCGGATCATGACGCTTGGTGGCTTGATTCACGCCCCGGATATCGCGGCGCTTGATGATGCATTTGACCGACTCAACGCGGCGGTGACGCTGGATCCCCAGTTGATGGTTGTCGCTGAGG